TGCCGAGGCTGGGTGCCTCCGCGCGACTTCGTGGTCAGCGTTCCGACGAGACCGCGCTGGTTGCCCGGCGCGCCAATCACGTGGCGCCGGAACTGGCCGGCGACATTGACCAGCTCGGCACGGACGTCGCTCTCGACGGCTTCCTGCAAGGCGCGCCGCGACGCGTCCCAGTTGTTCTCGGCGTAGCTGACAGTGACCTGCTCAACGACCGCGCGTGTGGTGTCGTCGGACTCTCGACGGCGCTTGACTTGTCCCTTGCCGAGGACGAAACGGAAAACGATCGGCCTCTTTGGAGCTTGCGCCATGACTTCACCTGTTCCCGCTATCTATAAGTCGATCGTACGCGCGACCAGCGACTTGATCCAAGACGCCAACGCCTCGGGTCTATACGGTCAGATCGGCTACCACAACTGGGAAGAGCGCGGTGCCGAAATTGATCTTCCGTCAAGCACGCTGATTGGTGTCGAAGGTTTCTCGTTCGATGAGAACCGAGGCTTGTGGGTCATCCGCTATGTCCTTGGTCTGTCGAGCTACCACGACACCAACCTGCTGAACGAGATCGACCTGATTGGTCAGATCCACGAACGGTTCGGCGAGGACAAGAAGGTCGATCTGCTGCAGCTTTCCGATGGAGCCGTGGCCAGCGAGCTGGTCGTGAGCAAGTTCCACGTCTTCCCCATGTCGCAATCCGAGCTGCGCAACTACCGCACCTTCGGCGTCGAGCTGCTCCGCACCGGGACTTAGCCGTAGGCGTCGCCAGTGAAGGGATCGGTAGCCGGGGTGGCAAGAACGAACAGAGCGCCGGTTGGGGTCGGATTGTAGGTCGGGTTGACCGCTACAATGGCATCGCTCACGATCGTCGACAAACTCTCGGCGATTGCGCCCCACTCGACTTCCTGTCGCTTATAGGCGTTGGTACCGCTGGCCTCGGACACGGCGACGCGAACGGCCATTGTCGGGATCAAGGTAAGGGCGGCTTGGGCTTCGATTGCGTCACGGATCGAAAGCAACGTGGCGTCGTCCGTCGCGGCGGTAAGGCGGTCGGCAGTGACGAGGTCGCGGAAATAGATATAGGAGCGGATCAACGAGATGTCGCCGTCCGGCAGGTCTTTCGGCTCCACACCCAGCTTGGCACGAACCCCTGCGTTTGAGGCGCCGAACGGTGCCCGTGCCTCCACAGAGTAGCGCTCCTCACCGTTCACGACGGCGCCGTTCACCGTGTAGCTCCACTCGAAATCCCGACTGGCGAACAGAGTGCCGGGTAGGAGGACGTTATAGGTGCTGGCGATCGGCAGGTTCACCGAAACAGCGTCGAGAGGGACCACAGCGACCCCGCTGGCAATCTCGTCGCCGCTGGCGCCAAGCAGGCGCCAAGCGATATCCCCGTCCGGGTGACCGGACGAGAACATGACGGTGATCGACAGGGCGAGGCCGCTGCGGACAATCATTTTAGGCCTTCTCCAGCCGGCCACCCTCGGCCAGCTCGTCGTTGACCCACGAGGTCACGGGAACCTCGACCGGCTCGCTGCCGACGTGACTGCCCGAATAGGGGTCCATCAGAAGCATCGGCTCCTTGGTCTTGACCGTCACGACTTGGGTCTCGTCGGTCGCGCCGTTGCCCGGCAGCGCCTTGGAGTCGTCCTGCTTCGTCAGGTTCGGGGACAGCTCATTGACGGTCAGCGCGCTGGCGCCGTCAGCGGCTTCGTTCTCGGCCTCGGGCTTCGGTTCCTGACCGAGGGTCTTGGGATCCTGCACGGGAATGAGGGGGTCGACGCCGTCGGCAGTCGGACGGGCATTGCGGGGGGAATTGGCCATGTAAAATCTCCTGTCAGTCAGGGCGTCGTAGCCTCTAACCTATGGCATGGGAAGCGCAAAAGAAAGGGGCGCCGAAGCGCCCCTCTCCCTAGATGGTGACGGCGACTTAGCCGTCGAGCTGGAGCACCGAGCGGGTATCACCGAAGACCAGACGGTAGCCGCGGTTCGTGGTCTTCACGTACCGGACGCGCTGGTTGGTGATCGCGCGGGTCGACTCTTCGATGTCCGAGCCGTTCTCGACCAGCTCTTCGATCGTCTCGGCCTTGATGAAGCCGATCAGATTGGCGGCGGGAGCCGTCGAGCTGAGCGCGAAGGTCATGTTCAGCGGCAGGCGAGGGTTCTCGCGGGCCACCTGCACACCGGCATCGGCGAGGATCTGCATCTGCGATGGACCGGCGTTGGCGGTCGGGATCGCGAACATGCGGATCCATTCCAGATACATGTCCCAGTTGCCCACGACCGTGTCGATCGGCGTACCCTTCTGCGCCTGGGTGACCAGCCACTTGAGGACGATCTCCCAGTTCATGCGACCGGCGGCGGGAACCGGACGACCCGAAACCGGGTAACCGGCGGCGAGCGAGGTCGCGGTCACTACCGGAGCCGCGCCCTGCACGCCATCGCCGTTCAGCAGCAGCGCCGTGGCGATCGCGGTCTGGCCGATCTCGACCTCACGCTGCATGCGCGCGGCATACGGCGTGATGATGTCGAGGCTGGCGCGACGCTCGAATTCGTAGGTGAACTCGATGCCACCGCCGAACTTGTAGAACTTCACGCCCTTCTCGGACATGCGCAGCGAGCGGACCGGGATCTCGGCGCCCTCGGCGATCACACCCGTCTGCTGGTAGTCGCTGGCCTTGTCGTCCACGACGTACGAGATCATCTCGTTGCCGTTGATCGTCCGCGACTGCGAAACGATCGCGCCGACGTTCTCGATCTGGTCCTGGCGGTACTTCCACTGCAGGATATTGTCGATCACGGGCGGGAACAGGGCACGCGAACCGGGGAAGGTGTTGAACGTCTCGGCGGCGGCCTGCAGGAGGACACCGGACGAGAAATCGTCCTTCACGGGGAGGTCGAGATACGCGAGGGCGCACTCGTAACCATCCATGTCCGAGCCGGCGAATTCGCCCTTGTTGGGGTCGACGGCGAGACGCAGATAGTCGTCGATCGACAGCTGCGCTTCCTTGGCCTTGCGGATCAGGTTCTCACCCGCTCGCAGGGACGTGGAAGCGTTCTTGTCCTCGGGCTTGAGGCCCGAGAGCAGAACTTCGGCCGGCTGACGTGCGGCACGGATAGCGAGGAGATTGGGCAGCATGTCAGTGGTTCCTTAGAGCTTTTCGGCGATGACGTAGTCAGTGCCGACTTCGACGACGATCGGGTTGGACGCAGCCGCAGCGGTGTCCTTCTTCACGAGACCGGCGCCGGCGCCGATCACGCGATCCCCGACGATGATACCGTGACCGGTCGCGGTGGGGAGGCGTTCCTTGAACTTGCGCGCGACCGAGGCGACCTTGCCACCACCGATCGAGTTGCGGTTCTCGGCAACGTAGACGCGACCGAAGATGACGTCGCCGTCGGCGGCCAGCTTGACGGTGGCTGCAGCGGACGTGTCGAGCGAAACGGCCTTGCCGGCGGTGGCGGCAACAGCCGCGTCGTCTGCGAAGGTGCCCGAGAGATGGTACGTGAACGTGAAGATCCCGAGGGGGAAACCTTCAGACACGACACCGGTGATGTTGTAGGCCATGATGCGTACTCCTTAGTTCTTGCGGATGCCGTAGGCGTGCTTCGGCTTGTAGGACAGCTCGACCTTGTCGTCGTCTGCGCCCGCGGCCTTCGACTTTCCGCCGACCGGGAGGATCGACGTCAGGTTGGCGGTCAGCTCACCGATCTTGGCCTTGAGGGCCGCGACGGTCTTGAGTCGCGCGTCGCCTTCCAGCTTCGCCTCGCCCTTGGCGACCATCAGATGGTCGAGCTGTTCGTGAAGGAACGTCACGGCCTCGTCACGTTCGGTGGCCACCGTGGCTTCGGGCCGCTCATTGGCGGTCGCCAGCTCGGCGGTGAGGCGCGTCACTTCGCTCTGCGCCGTGGTCAGCTCGGTGCGGATGCTGTCGCGATCGGTGCGCAGGGTGTCGCGCTCGCTGGTGGCTGCGCTCAGCTGCGCGGTGAGCGAACCCTTGTCGGTCGACAGGGTCGTCAGCTGGGCAGTCAGTGCGGTGATTGCGGCATCGCTCATGGTACTCTGTTCCTTCTTCCCGAGGGACGCCTGAACAACCAGTTCGTCCGTCTCAAATCCATTGGCGGCGAGTAACTTGAGACCCTCGGGCGCCAGCTTCGATTGCGATCTACCAACAATTTTGGGTTTGTCAGCTGCACCGCGGGCAACCAGTGAAGTTTCTACGAATTGGGCGAGGCCAACCATCTCGCCATGCGCGCCGTTGACGCCGATCTTGTGACCGTTGGCGCACGTCTGATCCCAGATGTGCTCGCGCGAGACGCCGAGGCCGAAGTAGTCCCAGCCGCACTCCGAGCAGTTGAACTCACGCGACATGAAAGCGACAGAGACCTCGTCGAGCGAACCGGCATTCAGCTTCGCGATCAAGGTCGTCTCGGTGGGGTCGAGGTAGAACAGGCCACGCATCGTCAGCGCGGCGTCCTCGAAGTCGAGCGCGGCATGGAAGAGGCGACCCTTTGGGGCGCCAAGCAGCTCATGGTCGGCGACCAGCGGCAGGTGATTGCCACCATTGATGCTGTCGACCATCTCCTTGAGGGTGATCGGCTGCACGATTGCATCTTGGAACAGCGAGCCACGCTTGCCGGGCAACGGCTTGGTGTTGAGCATGACGGTCTCGAACACGGCGAAGCCGGTCGGATCGACATCCTGACCGACTGCCTGCTTGATCATGGCCTCAAGGGCCGGGGTCATCTCTAGCTGCTTCATGCCACTGTCCCTGATTGATCCGCCGGGGTTGTTCAAGCGGTTTATGGACAACCACTTCTCTGGTTACTCTTTTCTGATTTTCTGAAACTACTAGGTAAAAATTGAAAAAGAGAGATGCCTAGACAGCGAGTTCTAGTACGGACCCATCATCCATCTCGAAGGAGAGCTTGGCTTTGGGCTTCCCCTGTTTCGTCTGGTTGTTGCGTGCCACCCCGTTGCCGCCCTCGCCCGAGAGCGATCGGCCAAGAGGGTCACTGTTCGGCGACACCGCTGTGGCATCGACGCCGGCGGCGGGCACTGGGTCGGCGAACTTGGTGCCAGACAGCACCGGCGCCCCCGGCAGCGGAGGCCGCGAGTACATCGCCATGCTGTATTCGATGTCGGTGATCAGACCGTCGCTCAGGTCTTGGCGCAGGCGGCTGGCCTTCATGGTCCACTGCGGTTCAAGTTCCATCGACGGACGAAGCTCAACCGGCGGGAAGTTGACCTCGATCCGGCCTGCGAAACCGGCCAGCCGCGCCGCCAGCGTGAACGCCTTGGTGAACAGACTGGCGACGGATCGGTTCAGCGCGTCGGCGTTGAGCGCGAACAGGCGCGCCTCGGTCGAAGCCACCTGCCCGTTGTTGGCCTTGCCGACGACCGCCGGCATGACCTTGAGGGCGGCCTGATTTTGCGCGTTCAGCACGTCGATCACACCCTGGATCTGGATGCCCGCCGACGGGTTCTTGTCGTTGATGATCTTCGCGTCGATCGCGTTCGAGTGGACGAAGGCGTCGCCCGAGTTCAGGTTCGTGATCGTGTCACGGATCGCGTTCAGCTCGGCCTGCACGTACTGCCGGATCTTCTCGGGCTGATTTCGGAAGGCCGCCGGGGCCGACTTCATCAGCACGTCTTCGAGCACGGCAACGTCCACGCGGGGATAACCGACGATCTTCATGATCCGGTACAGCTCGTTGATCACGAGGGTACGGCTGGCGATCGTGTTGATCGCGGAAACGAACGGCGAGTAGGTGTACTTGCTGAGCGGCGACTGATGAAAGTTCGACGTGAAGAACGTGGGGATGTTCAAGTCGATGGTCTCGTTCGAGCCGGTGGGTGTCTGTGTGGGCTTGTACACGCCGGGCGCCGTCTGGTTCCACGTCAGCGTGGCCGGATCGACCGTACGAAGCTCGGTGGGCACGTAGGTCTTGTCGAGGATCAGCTCGCACGCCGTGCCGCCGCGCAGCAACGTGAGATAGCGGTGGTCGGCGCACAGGGCGTCGATCGTCGGCTTGTCGCTGTATCCGATCGTGTAGTCGTTGGTCGTCGTCAGGACGGCCAGCAGCTGCTGGCCCATGGCGATGCCGTCGACGTCGATCTCGTCCTTCTCGTTGTAGGCGGTGACGACCGGATCCACCGAACCGGCGACCGACAGGAACGCATTGATGGCCGCCGAAACGTCGGGGTCCATGTTCGCAAGGTTGGCGATCAGCTCGCGGCTGTCGTTGGCCGTGCGGGTCGAGTAGACGTCCGTGATGTGGTCGCGGTACGTCGGCGCCGTCATCGTCGGCTGGCCGCGAACATAGCCGGGGGTAGCGCCCTTGCCGCCCTTCACGCCCTTGCCCTTC